AAGTAATGGCAACAACACCAACTGTAACCACAAGTGGAGCAAGTTTAATTAAAGCAGGTTCAGGTGTCGATGATGCTTATAAGTCTGATGGTGCTTTGGGTTTTACTGCTGACCAACTATGGACACAAGCTATTGTTAATGCAGAGGCTAGAGTTAATTCTGAAACTAAATATAATTGGACTGATGCTTACGCAACTCTTAGTGATGATGTTAAACAAATTCTAGATGCAGTTGTTTCAAGCTTAGCTGCTATTGATGCTATTGGATATACTACAAAAAATTACAGGAGCTTAGCAGAAGCTCAAACACTCTTAGACATCCATGATGATATTGCTACAAGTGGTATGAAAGTATTAAAAGAAGTTGCTAACAGAGACTTCATGTTAGGTGAAACATAATGAGTATTCCTAAAAAATTTTTAAAGACCGCCGAAGGAATTATTAGCGTTGGTGTTACAGATGTTATAAGTGGTAAGGTTATCACTACATTTTATGGTGGAGAAACTGTAGCTAATGATGAAGAGCTATCTACAGTAGCATTTGACAGCGACCACATTACTAAAATTAATTCTAGAACTATTGCATCTCTTGGTGTTGCAGAGAAATCTTTAGACGTAGACTATGATGTTAAGTTCCAAGTACCTACTACTATTGAAGGTGTAGCTACAGCTAACATATCAATAGGTATTAACAAGGTTGGGAGTGGTACTACTACATTCTATGGAATACTCAAAGCTAGGAAGTGGGACGGTACTACTGAAACTGAACTAGCTAGTGATAGTAGCTTAGATGAAATAGTTACTGTTACTGGTGCTGCAACAGTTACAAGTAAGAGGTATGCATTTAAGTTAGACATACCTAAGACTGACTTTAGAGTAGATGATACATTAAGATTAACAGTAGAGGTATGGGTTAATAGAAGTGGTACTAACGGTGTGATAGTTAGTGGCTTTGGTCAAGATGCTGCTAACAGAGATGATGACGGAGAAGGTACTGCAACAGACCAAGTCATAGTAGACGCAGATGATACTACACTTAAATTTATAGTACCTAATACACTACAAAAATAATGGCAGACCTAGATATTGCACAAGCACAAGTAACAGACATGACTAATACTATTGACAACTTTGAGATTACACCTGCAGTCACCGACGGTGTCGCAGACCAACCCGAAACTACATGGGACAATCGGAACTGGTCTGTATATTATGGATACTATAATCAGATACCACAGTTCAAAACAGCTATTAATGCTTTTGCTACTTGGGTATTAGGTAAAGGATATACTGCAGATGCTAGAACAGAAGCACAACTAAGTAGGATAACTGGTATGGGAGAAGATACTTTCTTATCTCTATTATGGAACATGCTTGTTACAAAAAAAATTAATGGTGATGCTTACGCACATATTATAAGAAATGAAGCAGGGGATTTCATTAACCTTAAACCATTAGAGCCATCTAGTATGAGGACTATTATAAATTCTAAAGGAGTTATTAAGAGATATGAACAAACAACTAAGAATAAAGAACCTAATAAAAAGTTTAAAACTACTGAAATATTTCACATCATGAATGATAGAGTTGCTGATGAGATACATGGTACGAGTATTGTTGATGCTATTAGATGGGTTATTGATGCAATGCAAGAAGCTATGGAAGACCAGAAAACTGTGATGCATAGGAATGTAGTACCTCTTAGAATTATAGAGATTGATTCTGAAAACACTGCTAAGGCTACTAAGATTAAGAAACAGTATGAAGAAGCTATTAATAAGAAAGAAGTAATTGTAGTGCCTAAAGGTAATGTAGAGATTAAGGATAGTACAGCAGTGCTACAAGATATGATGCCTTGGTTAAAGTATCTAGAGAATTTCTTTTATCAAGCTCTAGGTGTACCTAAAGTTATACTTGGTGGTAGTTCAGAGTTTACAGAAGCTTCATCTAAAATAGGTTACCTTACATTTGAAGTAATATATACTAGAGAAGTTAGTGAATTACTTGCTGACTTATGGAACCAGTTAGCTATTAGAATTGAAATAAATAAACCTGCATCATTAGAGAATGAGTTACTTAACTCTGAACAAAAGAACACAGGCCAGACTGGCTTTCAAGCTAATGATACTACTGCAGGAGTTGGTGAAGATGGTATCTAAAACTAGAAAGAAGAAGCCATTTGTTTCAGGACAAAATCCTGTAAATGCTGCACAAGCTCAAGGAAACATAGGTGATAGAGGAAAAATTTTAAGTGACCCAGATAGATTAGAGATAGCTAGAGCAAGAGCTAGACGAGCAGGTGAATTAGGTACACCTGTATTAGATAAAGCAACTGGTGATATTGCACCTAGTGTTGAAGAGTCTGCAGCTCAAGAGGTAGCAGCTAGAGAAGCACAAGCCCAAGCTTTCTTAGAAGAGAAACAATTTTCAGAAGAGACCTTACCAAAGAGGGTAGAACTAAATACCCCACAATTAACAGGTGTAGAAGCATTACCAGTAGTGGGCCCTAGTTTAGCATCTGATATTGGTAGAGGTTTATCTGCTGCAGGTCAAGGCATACCTGCACTAACACAGATACAAGGTATACCTGTTACTAAAGAAGACTTTGGTGTTAAAGATGATATAGAGTTACAAACATTATTACAAAATCCTCAAACAGCGAGGGAAGTTGCACTACAACAAATACAACAAGATGTTATAGATAAAGGTACAACTTCAAGTGAGAAGTTTGGTTCTATTGTTGAAGGTATACCTATTGTTGGTAGCTTAGCTGCTAAGTTTGCAGGTAGAATGATTGAAGACCCTGCAGGTAATGTTCAAACATTAGTTACTGAGATACAAAGTGAAAGAGAGAGAGCTAGTGTTCTAGCTGAGAAAGCTGCTACTGGTAAATTAGGAGACCCTCAAGTAGCCTTCCAACAAATAGAAGATATTGAAGATAATATGTTTAGGATAGAACAGAGGATTAAATTACTATCTTTAGAGAGTGCTGTATTAAGAGCTAATGCTGATGAGCTTAATAGAATAGAAGAAGTAATATTAAGAAGTAAGGAGAGAGTATTCATAGCTAAACAAGCTGCAGCTGCAGGTATGGTAGCACCTGCTACAGATTCAAATATATTTCTAACACTTAAGGATTTACAATCATAATGGCTAAAAAAAAAGTAGACTGGAGAATAGTTGTAACAGGGTTAGTTTGCCTCACCGTCTTAGAATGTTTTGCAATGAGCCAAGGAATAAATGGTTGGCTCTTAAGGTTAATTATAATAGCTATCACAACAACAATAGGTGTTACAATACCTTTTCAATTAAAGACAAAGTGAAAGGGGGTAATTAAGATGGTAGAAAATGAAAAAAAAGAAGAGGTTAAGCAAGAACCGAAGGAAGAAGCTAAGGCTGAAGGAGAACCAACAACTGATACTGGAGACGGGCAACCTGTGGAAGAAAAAAGTAAACTTCAAAAAGCGGAAGAAATTAGTAAAAGAATTGATGGACTGATATTGAATTTGCTAAAAGGCTCCAGAGAGGAGATGTTGGTATAGACCAGTTCTTAAACACTAAGGCTAATGAATAAGAAACTATTAGCAATATGTCTAATAGTTTTCATTGTTGGTTGTTTTATTGGTTTTGTTTTTGGTGGTTATGTAACTGTTAAAGCTGTTGCACACCTTGCTAGTGGTTTTGTCGACGAGGATTTAGTAAGACAAGCCATATACCAATATAAGAATAACATTGGACTTTGCTATCCATCTTTAAATATATCAGATGCATATCTATACAATTTCACGGGGAATCAAACATCAGATTGAAAGATACTTTAGTGATTTATCTGCTAAGTACTTACACCTTAATATGGTTAATAAGAAGACTGGTAAGATAACACCTATTAGAGCACAAGTACAGGTTAGGCCTATTCTATTACATGAGATAGTATTTCCTAAAGAACATCTACCTACTATGATTAATACCTTATTCCCAGATAAGCTACCGAAGTCTAACTCTGGTGGTTTGAATAAAATTGTTTGGTGGATTAAGAAAGCTATGGGATTGAAGCCAATACCAGAAGCAGAGAATACAAACATGATGATTGTTGGTGGGCAAGAAGGTATTAAGAATATTGGAATAGGAATTAAAGATGATGTAGTTAGAGATTTTAATAGAACTAAAGCACAGTATAAAGCATTAGGACTAGACCCAAAAGGAGAGTACGAATGTGAAAGCTTATAAGTTTAAATTCTGTCAAGTGAAAGCATACTTTGATAAAGGATATAGTTTAACTCACTACTTTTTCAAATTAATTGCTATCTTTGGTTTAACCTCTCAAGAACTAGCTACAACCTTTTATATGATAATTGCATACACTATAGCACTGTTTGTCGTCGGGTTTTGTTGGTATCACTTTGGTTGGGTAGTAGCAGAAATAGAGGTAGGCAACAGATACAACCTATTTGTGCAAGAGGTCAGAAAATCGAAAGTTTTAAATAGTAGCTCATCTAAGAAAAAGTAAGGATAGTACCAATATATGACTAATGAAGCTGTGATTGTAGAACACTTGGGGAACAGAGGTGAGGTAATTGATTTTACTGTCGCGGATGGTACTGGTATTTCTAAAGGAACTTTAATGAGTGGTGCTGATTCAAGAACTGCTTTAGCTAATCAAACTACTACAGAAGCTGAATGTTCATTTGTTGGTATTGCTGCTGCAGATAAAGAAGCTAGTGATGGTGCTGTGAACGTAGGATTATATACTAAAGTAATTGCTGACTTAACTACTATTAGTGGAAGTGGTATTACAGAAGGAGACTTAGTTAAGATGAGTGGTGGTAATCTTATTGATGATGGAGTTACAATAACTGATATTATAACAGGTAGAGTTGTAGGTAAGGCCTTGGCAACACCTGTAATGACAGACACAGGTAGAGTGATTGAAGTTGCGGTAGGTGTCTACTAATGGTACTTAATGATTCTGCAGGAACAGTAGCTTTAAGAGCTGAGAATGTTGATAAAGCTGTTACTGGTTTTGCTAAACAAAGATACAAGTTCAAACAGATATGTTTAATTCAAAATTCTAATTCATGG